ACGTTTCGGCAGCCGCGAACTGGAACGTCTTCACCGCCTGGTTACGGATCCTCTTACCCAGAGCACCCTTCTGCCAGATGAAGAAGTCGGTGACGTTCTGCGACAACGCCTCAGTGATGCCATCCTCGCTGATCGCCCCGACCTCGGTGAAGTCGACATCGAGGGCCTCGCCCGCCGTGGTCGGCAGGGTGATCGTGGCACCCGTCGCATGCGTGTGCACGGCACCGTCGGTGTACGCCCTGATCAGATCAACATCGACCGCCATGGGTCATCCTCCTGAATCGTGGTGAGGGCCCGGCGGTCGCCGGGTCAGAAACGGGGGCGAGGTCAGCGGGGGATACGCAGCGTGTACAGCAGCAGCTCGGCGTTGTCCACGTCGACCTGCATCGTCGTGCCGTAACTGCCGGTCGGGAACGGCCCGATAACCCGGGTCGCGCCGGCCGCGATCGAGTACGTGCGCGGGGTGATGGACTGCCCGTCCACCGCGCCGGACAGGTGCACCGTCAGGGTTCGCGCGGTCGCGGTGCCGTTGCTGTTACGCACCACGATGATCACGTTGCCATCGTTGTTAACGAAGTGGTTGTTCACCGGGTCGCCGGTGGTCTCCGACGGCAGCGCCACCCCCGTTCCGGTACGGACGACGTTGGCGTTGTTGATGGCTGCACGGGCCATGCTGTCCTCCAGGCTGGTCAGGCAGCGCGCCCGCGCATGCCGATCTCGACAGAGAGTTGGGTGATGGTCTTCGTGTCGTCAGCCGGGTCCGGGACGTTTGCCGGCCCGCCGAACGTGGCCACCCGGTAGCAGACCACCGGCACCGGCCAACCCGCGATCGTGACCTGCTGGCCGCGGATACCACGCAGCAGCGCCCACACCAGCTGAGCCAGATCCTGCCGATTCTTCTCGTCCGTGATGGCGCCGGTCGTGTACCACACCTGCGCCTGCAGGCGGGGGTTGTCAGCCACCCGGTGGAGCTCCACCCCACCCAGCCGGCGCAGCCTGACGTACTTCCCTGGCGACGTGCCGGGCGGCACCTTCGTGCCGACCGTCACCCCCGCCGCGACGGCCTCGGCCCGCTCCGCCAGGCGGGCACGCAGCCACGTCACCCCCACCAGCTCGGCGTCCGGATAGAGCGCCACCGGGTCCATCAGGTGTCCCGGGCGGCGTCGATGCTGGCGGTGAGGATGCCGTGCTTCGCCTCCACCGCGAGGCCGGCAGGGTGGGCGAGGATCACCCGTGCGCGGGCACGCCCATGCCCAGCTCTCACATCCACGGTCACCGGGAGCGGGATCCGACCCGGCACGCCCTCCACCCGGATGCCGGCCTCAGACACCTGCCCGGCCACCGCCGCCGTCCGGCGGCCCAGATCGTCCTGCACGCCCTCCGAGCGCAGCAGATCCCGCATCCCCCGCCGGTCCAGCTTCACCCGGGTCACCCTGATGCTCATCACCCCTCCACCCGGTTGCAGTAGACGGGCAGCCCGAACGCTGTGCCTGTGAACGGGTTGACCCAGCCGAATGGCTCCCCGACCACCTCGTACTCCCGGCCGCGCACCTCTAGGCGGTCCGTGGCCAGCACATCGACGCCGACCGGCATGAAGACGATCAGGTCGGAGATGATGACGTTGCGGTCACCGGTGAGATCTTCAGTGATGCGGTCCCGCGCACCCTGCGCCACCGCGCACCCGTCGTACGGGGTGCGCGTAGCCGTCGGCCAGTCGCGGACCTGGTTTCCGTACCCGTCATCGACCAGCCCAGCGCGCACCACCGTGACCGGCTCCCCGTATGCGAAGATCACGGACACACCTCGTACAGCGGATAGCCGGCGATGTCGGCTCCGCATGAGCAGTACGCCGCACCGAACATCAGCGCACAGACCGGTGAATGGATGCTGCCGCAGCCCGGGGCGGTGTCGACCGCGAACGCCGCGGCCGGCGCCGAATCCCGACACAACGCCTGCAGCGCATCAATCTCCGACGGCCACAGGTTGAAACCGGACCGCTGCCGCGTGTCCGTCGTCACCGAGTACGGGCCCGCGGTCTGCTGCTGCCACGCCCCCGATCCAGCCTCCGCCCACCGCTTCACCGCACCGATCAAAATCAGCTTCGCCTCCGCCAGCTGGTCGGCGGTCGGCGCCGGATCGGTGGAGGCCAGGCAGGGGGCGACCCGCGACGCCTTCGCGTTCGCGCCGGCAACCATCGCGTCGACCAGCTCCGTCGACTGCACGGCCTCAGGCAGGTCGGACACCTGGATGATCTCAGCCACAGGTCACCCCCTCCCGGTCACTGGTCGGTACGGGCCGCGTCGTCGGCCTGGAGCACCGCGATCAGGTCCGGCTTCCTGCCCTCGACGGACAGGAGCGCGTCCCCTTCGCGGCCCTCGTTGCGCCGCTCGATCTCCGCCTTCAGCTTCGGCACCGTCATGGCCTCGTAGCCCTCAGTCTCCGTTGCGTCGCCATCGGTGCGCCGCCAGGAGGAGTCCATGACCTTGTCGTCACGGACCTGCACCCGGGCACCAGAAACCTTGTGGATGTAGCGAGCCATCAGGTCAGCTCCTCTCAGACCAGGTCGTGAATCTTGGCGAAAGCGTCCAAGGTCGCGATGCCCCAGCCGTAGACGACCTCCGCGCGGAACGCGACCTGGTTGTTGCGCTTCAGGTCGCCGCCGCCGTCCGGGTCGCCGTACCGGATGACCTCCAACCCGATGGACTTCTGCACACCCCAGCGGATCGCCGAGAAGTCCCCGACGAAGCCGAGCACCTTCGTGTCGACCGCCAGGACACCCGAGCCGCGGACGGTGTTGGACACCGACGCCCGGTGACCGTCGAGTTCCGACACCTCGGTGCCGAGGCGGAAGTTCGGGTACAGCTTGACCTCTGAACTGGCCCCGCGCAGGCTGGAGAACTTCGAGGCGTAGGTCGGGTCCAGCGCGATATCGCGCGGCACGTACCCGTCGGCGAGCACCAGCGCATCGGCCGCGTCCAAGCTCACGTACGGCTTGTCAGCGGCGACGTACTCCACCAGGTTCGTCGTGTCCGTGAGACCGCCGTTCATCGCCGCGACGACGGCGCCACCCGTCGGGTTGATCTCGTGGAACACGCCGAAGTCCAGCGCTCGGGACAGCGCCGGCTGGATGAGGTCGAGGATCTCGTCGACCACCTCGAGCTGCCGATCCTCGTCGGCCCACAGGACTTCCTCGTTCATGCGGAGGGTCTTGTGGAACTTGAAGGGCTTGACGGGCTTGCTCGTCGGCGTGACCGTCGAGGCGCCCTTCTGGCCGCCCTCAGCGACGTACTCGGCCTCGCCGATGTCGAAGGTCCACGACTCGCCCTCACCGAACGTCATCGGGGTGGCGGCCGACAGAGTGGCGACACAGGAGCCGCCCTTGATCTTTCCGAGCCAGGGGCTCAGCTTCTGCTTGGGGATCGTGAGGGACCCCGTTGCCAGTGATGCCACGGTGTTCTCCTGAGAACGTCAGTCGACGCTGCCGAACAGCTGCCGCGCGAATTCGCGCATCTCGCCGTTCGCCTTGTCGGAATGCTGGTTGCTGCCCTCGCGGGGCACGAAGTTGCCGTTCTTCTTGCGCTGCGAACCCTGCGCCAGCAGGCGATCCACCTGCTTGAGCAGCGGCTCCGGGTCAGACGCGGTGAGGAACAGTTCGGCATCCTCGGAGTCGATTTTGTGCAGCTTCACCAGGTGCTCGCGCAGCTGGCCGGCCACGAGGCTCGGAACCTTCGCCACCTCGGCCTCCGCCTTGGTGGCACGCTCGTTCGCCTTTTCGACCTCCGTCTTGTTCGCCTGCTCGATCTCGTCGAGTCGTGCCGCCTTCATCCTCAGATCGTCGTAGTCGGCGGGCTTGGCCCGCTTCACACGCTCACCGATGATCCGGTTCAGCTCGTCCTGCGACGTGATCGGCTTGAAGCCGTCGCCAGCGACGGGCGTGGTCTCGCTGGTGTTGTTACCGCCCTGAGTCGACGTGCTCGGCTTGCTCACCGTTCCTCCTGATTCCGCGCGTTGACCGCCGCGCGTCGGCGTAACCCCACCCCACCCCACGGCGGGAAGCTCACTTGACGCCCAGGTCCTTACGCATCTGAGCGAGGATGTCGTTCGGGTCACCGCCGGCCTTCGCCCGGGCCGCGTTGTACTCCTCCAGCAGCGCATCCACGTCATACGGCTCCGACTCACCGGGCCACACCGGCGTCGGCACGCAGTCACAGCTGTTGTGGTAGCTGTTCGCCATGCCGCCGGCGTCCTCTTCGGAGTGGTAGACCGCGCCCCGGGATGCCAGCAGCCGGCAGAACGCGCACGTCGTGGCCCCTGACGGCACCCGCGCCCACCGCGCATCCGCCGGATCCCGGTCGACGCTGTCCGCGATCGTCTCCCGGGCCGGCTGCAACACCAACCGCTGCACCCCACCCGACAGGTTCTGCAGCGCCTGCGCCGGGTCCGGCTGGGCACCGAACAGCGGGCCCGCCGCCCACCGGGCAACCGCCGCCGCCTGCTCGGCCGGGGCCGGGTCCGCCATCCGCGCCCGGAACCTGCCTGGCGCCGCCGCCTGCTCCCGTAGCCCGTCGTACCAATCCGCAGCGGCCAACGACACCGCATCCCCGTACGTGGCCACAAGCTCGACGGTGAACGTCTGCATCTCCGCCGCCACCGGGGCCGCGTCACCACCGGTCAGGCGGGCGATCAGCTGCTCCCACCAGGCGACCAGTGCGGCCAGCGCCAGCGCCACCACGTCGGTCTGAGCGGCCCGGAACTCTGCGACCTCAGCCGGCGTTGCCACCACGGGCCTCCAACGCGGCCACGGCCGGGTTCTGGCGGGCCGCCTGCGCCGCCGCGGCGAGCATCGCCGTGCGCTGCTGCGCCTGCGCCCGCCGTCTCTCCGCTGTCGCCCGGAGGATCTGCTGCTCGTCCAAGCCGAGCAGCTCCAACCCCACCTCGGTTTCCGCCAGCCACGGAATCGCTGTCAGCTGCTTCATGCCCGCGTCGGCCGCCGCAGCCCGCGACAGGAACCGCGGGTCACGCCACTTCGGTTGGATCGTCGCCCACTCCGCCGGCACCTCATCGGCCTCGACGCCGTTGGCCATCGCCAACGCCCGGACTACCGCCCGCCGCAGGTACGGCGCCCAGTCGTCCGTTGCGCCTTCCGCCTCCGCGATCAGCTCATGCTGCGAGGCGTCGTACGCCTCCGCGCTGGTCGGGTTCGCCAGGTCCGTGATCGCCACCGCCGTGTCCGGCAAGCTGGTCGACCGGGCGAACATCTTCGCCGTCGCGTTCAGCACCTCCAGATGCGGCGCCGGCGAGTTCGCGGGGAACTGCTTCACATCCGCCCGCGGGGTCGTCGCGTCTTCGTCGTCCGGGACACCCTTGATGCGGCCCATCACGACCTTCCACGCGGCCTTCGTGGTCCCGTCGGCGTTCTTGAAAATACTCTCGTCAGCGCCGAGCAGCCACAGGTCCGGGATGGCGTAGATGTCGCTGTGCGCCTCCATCCGGATCAGCGCCCGGGTCGCCTGGTCCTGCAGGGCCATGACCTCACGGGAGATCCGCGACGACCCGAACGGCCGATCCAGCCTGGGCCGGTACGGCAGCGGCTCTGCCGGCACCCCCCACGGGTGTTCCTGCACATCCACCGACCAGCCGGATGCGTCCTTCTCCGCGAGGATGGTGCGGCCATCCAGGTACAGCGCCAGCGCGGTCGGCTTGCCGTCGTCGTTGCGGCCCGTCACCGACAGGAGGTTGTCCAGCCGCCGGCTACGCCCGTTCCACTGGCCGGTCGCGTTCCGCGCATCCCGAAAATGAATCAGGGCGTCCGGTTCACCGTCGCCACCGACCGTGTTGACGATGAACGCCGTCGAGTGGATCAGGGACGAGATCGCACCCTGGGACACCTCCGAGGACAGGTTGTTGCCCTCCCACACCTCACGCCACCCGATGTCATCCAGCTTGCCGCCCGGCCACACGAACCCGTCGAGGTTGCAGCGGCGCGCGAGGATGTCCACCGCTTTGGCCGACCAGCCCAGCACGATCCCGAGAGCCCAGTACTGCGGCGGGATTACCGACCCGACCAGCCGGGTCGCCCGCTTCATGTCGTAGTACGCCGACCGGAGCCGGTTCCTCGTGTCCTTCTTGGCGAGCTGGTCCAACAGCAGGTTCAGAGTGCGGTTGTCGTCGTCGGAGATGCCCGGCAGGGTGATCCGGTCCGTCACATCACCACCGCCCTCCGTCTACCGCCGCCACGGCCCGCGCCAGCCTGCCGAGGCTTCCGCGGCTTCGTCATCTGCGCACCGATCAACGCCAACGTCCCCGCCTGAATCGGCGTGATGTCCGACTCGGCCGTCTTCCGCGACCACACCCACATGCCCGTATCCCCGAGCGCCCGCTTCCCCGCCGGCAGCGCCGCCGAGGTGAACTGCGGCTGCCCGATATGCCACAACCAGCCGGTGACGATCCCGTCGAGCACCCGCGAACAGCCAGCACCCAGCTCAGCCACTTTCACCGGCGTCACCTCGATGCGGGTGCCCTTGAAGAACCATCGGCCGCCGCGCTGCTCAAGCAGTGCCGCCACCGGCCCGGCCACGTCCACCACCACTGCCCGGATCTGCGGGTTCAGCCGCAGCGTCGCCTCAACGTGCGGCACCAGCCACGCCACACCCCGGCCCCGGGTGTGCTGGTCCTCGTCCAGCTCCATATGCCAGTCGCCGTCGGCACGCTGCCCAGCCAGGGACACCGACGCCCACGCCAAATCCGGGCCACACTCCACACCCAGGGCGAACCGATCCGACGCGATCGAATGCTCATCAGCCTGGCCCCGCCACGACGGAGCCGGAATCACACCCGCACCCTTCGCCGAGTCCCAAATGCCGCGGCCTTCGCGGTTCCACGAGTCCTCGTCCCCGAGGTTCTTCCGCAGCCGGAGCAGCGACTCCAGCGGCGTCCGCTTCGGGAACGACGGGTTCATCAGCGGCCACTGCGACCGGTCATCAGGGTCTGACTCGGGATCGGCCGACATTTCCAGCCAGATCGAATGCTCGGCCTCACCGGACCACGCATCAGCACGCCGTGCGGTGAACGCCTCCGACGGGTCGGACGGCCTCGGCGGGGTGCCCATGAAGAACAGCAGCGCGCCGTGCTCATGGCGAGCCTGGTTCGTCGCGGCGAGCATGTCTTCGAGCGCCTTTGTATCGAGAATCTGCGCCTCGTCGAACACCTCGATATCGATCTCATCGAAGCCGCGGCCGAAGCCCATCGACCGAGCACCGAAGTAGATCACTGACCCGTTTCGGAAGGTGACCTCTTGCTGCCCGTTCGCAGTGCGGATCGCGTCGCGACCGACCCCGTTCTTCGCGATATGCGGGGCCACCTTCTTGCGGCGGCAGATCCCCTGCAACGCCTTGAACGTCTTGTCAGACGTGCGTAGGTGGTGCGCCGTCCACACGACCTGAAGGCCAGGGAACAGGATGCACAGAATCACCAGCAGTGCGAGGACAAAGTACGTCTTCCCCACCTGCCGCGGGATCGACATGCCGATGCCGCCGACCGTCGCGACGTACTTCCCGTCCTCCCCGTAGCCGAGGCAGACGGTCCCGAACTGCGACTGCCACCAGTCGAATCCGAGACCGAGCTCGGCGCCCTTCGCCTCCACGCGTGGCCAGACGGTCTTGACGATGCCCGGCGGGTAGACGAACTTCCGCGCGTACTCAGACAGCCGAGGCGTCGAAGCGGCCGTCTTCGACTTCGGCACCGCTGGCTCCGTCCTGCTTCTCCCGAGCGTCGATCGCCTCGATGTCCCGCACCACCTCCACAAGCCGCTTCGTCAAC